GTCTGGTCCTTGGAGTTTCGGGGGCGAACCAGCACAGAAGCAACAGCGATCGATGCGTTCCTACGTGCACGCGGTGCAGTGCAGGCCTTTGACTGGACGCCACCAGGAGGTGCTTCGGCCAAGTTCGTTTGTGAGGAATGGAGTCGATCGGTAGATGAGCCCAATGTCGAGTCTGTTCGGGCAACCTTCAAACAGGTGTTCGATTTGTCATGACCGTCCAGTCCATCTCCTCAGAGATTCAAAAGCTCGCGCCCAGCAGTGTGATCGAACTCTTTGTGCTGGATCTAGCACTGTTTGGACAGGGACCGGTTCGCTTTCATGCTGGCACCAACGCTTTACAGCAGCGGGTCGTCTGGCAAGGCAACGCCTTTGAGGCATTTCCCATCGAGGTCGAAGGCTTCGAGCTCAACGGCAATGGCCAAGTTCCTCGGCCGCGCCTGCGGGTAGCGAATGTCACCGGGACGATCACGGCGCTGGTGCTCACGTACCAGGACTTGGTGGGCGCCAAGATCACGCGCAAGCGAACGCTTGCGAAATACCTGGATGCGGTCAATTTTGAGGGTGGTGTCAATTCGACCGCAGATCCTTCGGCCGAATTTGCTGACGACGTGTACTACGTCGACCGCAAGTCCAGAGAAACACGGGATGTTGTCGAGTTTGAGCTCGCCGCATCGTTTGACCTGGAGGGAGTCTCACTCCCGCGCCGGCAGATCGTCCAAAACGTCTGTCCCTGGCGCTACCGGGGTTCCGAGTGCGGGTACACCGGCACGGTCTACTTGGATACCAACGATCAGTTGGTTGGCTCGAGCAGTCTCGACGTTTGCGGCAAGCGTCTGTCCTCCTGCAAGGCGCGGTTTGGACAGAACGCTGAGTTGCCCTTTGGTGGCTTTCCGGCTGCAGGGCTGATTCGCTGATGCTTACTGAAAACCGGACGCTGGCACTCGATCACGCTCGCGAGGCTTTCCCGCGAGAGTCTTGTGGACTGCTCGTGATCCGCAAGGGTCGGGAGGTGTACTGGCCGTGCCGAAACATCGGTGTGGGTACGGACCAGTTCGTGATTCACCCCGAGGACTACGTCAAGGCTGATGAGCAGGGGCAGATCGTGGCCGTGGTGCACAGCCATCCGGGCCTGCCGCCCGAGCCAAGTCAGGCTGACCGGGTGGCGTGTGAGGCCAGTGGCTTGCCCTGGCACATCGTGAGCGTACCGAGCGATACCTGGGCGAGCATTGAGCCAATTGGCTACGTTGCCCCTTTGGTAGGCCGCGAATGGTCTCACGGCGTACTCGATTGCTACGCATTGGTACGCGACTGGTTCCGAACAGAGCGTGGGGCGGATTTGCCCAACTTCGTGCGCTTTGACGATTGGTGGAAGCGCGGTGAGAACCTCTACATGGAGAACTTCTCTCAGGCCGGATTCTCTCCGGTAGATGCGAGCGATCTCCAGACTGGCGACTGCTTCCTGATGCAGGTGGCATCAAGCGTTCCGAATCACGCAGCGGTTTACCTCGGAGAGGGGCTGATTCTTCATCACTTGCAGGGGCGTCTTTCCAGTCGTGATGTCTACGGCGGCTACTGGCAAAAAGTCACAACACACATCCTTAGATATGGTCACGGTCATTCTTCTCGGTGAACTCGGGCGCCGCTTTGGTCGCAGGCATAGCCTGGCCATTTCGTCGGCTGCGGAGGCCATTCGGGCGTTGGTAGCCAATTTCCCTGCTTTTGAGCGAGAACTGGTGTCCTCTGGCGAGCGCGGCGTCGGATACCGCGTGCTGGCCGGCCGTGAGGCACTGACGCTGGATCGCCTGCACGAGCCAACGGGGCAAAACCGCATCACGATTGCACCGGTGGTCTCTGGCGCGGGTGGCAATGGCCTCGGTCAGATATTGCTCGGCGCAGCCTTGCTGGCTGTGGCCTGGTGGAACCCGCTGGGCTGGGCTGCGTCGGGCGCGTTTTTGTCCCAGGCGACGCTTTATTCGGTGGGTACTGCCATGATTCTTGGTGGTGTGGCGCAGATGATCGCCCCCACGCCCAAGGCCACCGAGCCCTCGGAGCGGCCTGAGAACAAGCCCAGCTACAGCTTCAATGGCGCGGTCAACACGACCGCTCAGGGGCATCCTGTGCCTGTTGGGTATGGACGGCTAATTGTTGGCTCGGCCGTGATCAGTGCCGGGATCGACGTGGACGAGATTGCTGCATGACCAAGCTCATCATTGGTGCTGGCGGTGGCGGTAAAGGAGGTGGAGGGAGCGCACGTGTGGCGCAAGAGGCCCCCGACAGCCTTCGATCAAAAGCCTATGCGCGGGTGGTTGACCTCATCTCCGAGGGTGAGATTGAAGGGTTGGTCGATGGCCTTCAGTCGGTCTACCTGGACGACACGCCCATCCAGAACGCTGACGGCACGGCCAACTTCTCAGGCATCACTCTGGAGACCCGCAACGGCAGCCAGCAGCAAAGCTATGTGCCCGGGTTCTCATCTGTTGAGAACGAGGTGGTTGTCGGCGTAGAGGTCAAAGCCAGTCAGTCAATCGTGCGGTCCATCACTGATCCGGATGTGGACGCTGTCCGCATCAAGGTGAGTGTGCCGCAGCTCACGAACCAAGACACGACGAACGGCGATCTGAACGGGAGCTCGGTCAACTTCACCATTGATCGGCAGGTCAATGGCGGTGGCTTCGTTGAGATCGTCAATGACACGATCTCCGGCAAGACCACTACCAAGTACCAGCGCAGCTACTACGTGCCGCTCACTGGCAGTGGCCCTTGGGAAATTCGGGTGCGTCGAATTACTGCGGACTCGACATCCAGCGCGGTTCAGAACAAGACGTTCTTCGACTCGTACACGGAGGTCATTGAGAGCAAGCTAAGGTATCCCAACAGCGCCCTGGTGGCACTTCGCGTAGATGCCTCGCAGTTTTCCAACATTCCACGGCGCAGCTATGACATGAAGCTGCTACGGGTGCGGGTCCCGGTGAATTACGACCCCATCACCCGGGCCTACAGCGGGGTTTGGAACGGAACCTTCAAGATCGCCTGGACCGATAACCCTGCCTGGTGCTTTTTTGACCTGGTCACCAGTACCCGCTATGGCCTGGGTGGGTATATCCCCGAGGCCCAGGTCGACAAGTGGGCGCTTTACCGAGTAGCCCAGTATTGCGATCAACTTGTGCCCAATGGCCTGGGCGGATTTGAGCCTCGCTTTACCTGCAACCTGTATCTCCAGACTCGGGAGCAAGCCTACAAGGTCGTGCAGGACATGGCCTCGATCTTTAGGGGAATGGTGTACTGGTCTGGCGGAGCCATCACGGTGACGCAAGATGCCCCCGCTGATCCGGTCTATCAGTTCGCACCCAGCAACGTCGTGGATGGCGAGTTTTCATACCAAGGGTCATCTGCCAAGGCGCGGCACACGGTGGCCTTGGTCACCTGGAACGATCCGGAAGACTTTTACCGCCAGAAGGTGGAGTACGTTGAGGACGCCACTGGCATTGCGCGCTACGGCATCGTGCAAAGTGAGGTGGTGGCGCTTGGCTGTACCTCCAGGGGACAGGCGCACCGCGTGGGCAAATGGCTCCTGTACTCCGAGCAGTCTGAATCCGAGATCGTCACCTTCCGCACCGGACTGGAGGGCGCGGTCGTTCGCCCGGGCGACGTCATCAAGATCGCTGATCCAGTTAGGGGGGGCATGCGCCTTGGGGGCCGGATCGCCGCTGCATCTGCCAGCACGGTCACCTTGGATCAGGACCTGCCTGCCGATCTTCCCTGGCGTTTGTCTGTGATCTTGCCTACGGGTGCGATTGAAGAGCGCCTGGTAGGGCCGATTTCGGGACGGACCTTGACGGTGACCATCCCCTTTAGCGCGTCACCGCAGCCAGGTGCCATTTGGGTGCTGTCATCCTCGATCATTGAGCCGCAGCTCTTTCGGGTGGTTGCGGTTGCCGAGCGTGATCCCGGTGTGCATGAGATCACCGCGCTGGCGCACAACCCAAGCAAATTCGATGCAATCGAAAAAGGGCTGGCGTTACAACCTCGCTCGATCACGGTGCTCTCGGATATGCCGCCGGCACCGACCGGCCTTAGCGTCCAGGAGAGCCTTTATCGGGTGAAAGATCAGGCGCAAGTTCTGGTGCAGGTTTCATGGAATGAGGTGCAGACCGCAGTCGCTTACCGGTTGTCCTACCGGGTGGCCGGCGGCAACTTTGTCAGTCTGCCGCTCACCAGCGCCAATTACGTCGAAATCCGCGATGCGCAGGAGGGGGCTTATGAATTCAGCCTTCGTGCCATAGGCATCACCCGCAAGGAGAGCGTGCCTGCAACTTACAGCGCCACGGTGCTGGGCAAGACGCTGCCGCCTTCGGATGTCACGGGCTTCCTGGTTCAGCGCCGGGTCTCCGATCTGCTGATTACCTGGGATGAAGTCCAAGATGCTGACCTCGCTGGCTACGAGGTCCGTGTGGGTTCTGGCTGGGACAACGGCCAGCTTGTCGCTAAAACCGCTGGCACGCAGATGGTCCATGACCAAAGCGCCGCCGGGCTGTACCCGTATCACATCCGAGCCTACGACACCTCAGGAAACTACAGCGCCCATGTGACGACCTTTGTCCTGAGCCTGCAAGCGCCCTCGACGGTTCGCCAGTTCGATGTGGTCCAGTCAGCCAACCGGCTGGAGTTTCGCTGGCAGCCCAATCCTGAGCCTGAAGTCGTTGGGTATGAACTCCGTGAGGGCGCGGCCTGGGATGCGTCTCTCTTTGTCGCCGAGGTCAAGTCCACCAGCTACACGCTGCCCTCGGGGTTTGATGGCGAGCGCAAATTCTGGATCAAGGCCATCGCATCGCCCGGCATCTACGGCGACGCGCCGACCTTCGTGTCGACCGTGGTTGCCCAACCGCAAAACGCCAACCTGATTCTCGAGCGCGATGAGCAGGCGCTCGGCTTTCCGGGTACCAAGCACTTTGCCTCGGTCGTATCTGTAAACGGTCACAACGTATTGCGCATGAGCACGGGGGCGCAGATAGCCGAGTACTTGTTTGAAGTCGATCTTGTCTCGCCTGTTCGCGCTCAGAACACACTGCTCAACAGTCTCGGGGCCTCGGTAGATGACCGAACCACGTGGCTCGAGGCCAATTTCCCTTGGAGCAGTGATGCGGCCAGGCGCCAGTGGGCCTACGACGGTGCAATCGCCAACGTGGATGCTCGGTTCCAAATCGCCAGGGAAGATGCACTGCAAGCCGGTGAAATCTACGGTTGGCGTCTTAACGGTTCAACAACCGGACTGGGTAGTCCGGTCTCCAGCCAGGCGGCAGGCGTGGCCTATGCGGCCGGCCGATATGGCGACGGACTCCTCGTCAAGGACACCACCCGTGTGGCCTGGACGGTGAGCATTCCATCGGTGTTCCATACCTCCTTTTGGTTCATCCCTGCTGAGGTAACAACTTGCGTGATCTGGGTTGCAGTTGGACCCGCAGGGCTTCTATTGGTGGGCTATGACGCGGCCAGATCGGTATTTTTCTTGGAAGACCAACTGTCCCGGCAAGTGACTGTCCCGCTCGCCGTGTCGATGACCGATCGCATTTGCATTGGTGTCTGCCAGACTGCCTCCGAGCGGCGGCTCTTCGTTGGCCGCATGGGCGGAGATGTCGAGTCAGCAAGCGCCGCCTTAGCCCCGATCGGGTCGTTTACTAGTTTGCGTTTGTACTAGATTCCAGTTTTCCAACTTATCCCCAACCGTGGCGCTGGTCTCGAAAGAGTCAGCGCCACTTTCTTTTAGCGAGGACTTTTCATGATCGACGAATCCATGCAGCTTCACGGCGCAATGACACTCACCCTTCGCCGCGCAAGTGGTGAAGTCGAGACGGTCCACAAGGACAACATCATCGTCAACGTTGGCTTTGATTTCATTGCCGATGCCATTGGCAAAGCCGCCAGCCGACCCGCGACGATGGGGTTCATCGCGCTTGGTACCGGCACCACGGCAGCAGCAGCGACCCAGTCAGCGCTGGTGACGGAAATCGACCGCAATGCAGCAACCTATGCACACACCGCAGGCACAAAGACGTTCACTTTTACTGCAGATTTCTTGGCCGGTGACAGCACTGGTGCCTTAACTGAGGCTGGCGTCTTCAATGCTGCGACCGGGGGAATCATGCTCGATCGTGTGGTGTTCCCCGTGGTCAACAAGGGTGCGGATGACAGTTTGACCGCGGTCTTCACATTCACGATGAGCTGATTGTTATGCCCGATACGGTGACGGTCAGCGAAACCCAGGGCGCAAGGTACACCTGGGCTTCTGCAGGCTTTACATGGTCGAGCGCGAGCGCTGGGAAGAACTGGACTACTGCCTATCCCGCCGTCTACAACGTGGCGGTGGCAGTCAGCTTGGCCCTGGTCGAGTCGACGGGGCGGCAATGGACGAAGCGCTCCAGCGAGGGGATTGGCTTTGCAGAGACCTTGGCCAAGCAATTGAGCCTGCGTGAATCAGAAGCTATCGGGTTTGGAGAAACCTACTCAGACCTGATCGCTTTTGTCCTTCGTTGGGTTGAAACAATGGCGTTCAACGAGGTCCCCGGGAAAGCCACCCGCAAGGAAGTTAAGGAGGCCTTCCAAGCATCCGACTACCTCACAAGGGTGCTGACAAAAAGCTCTGTAGAGAACTTAGTCTGGTCTGACGGATTGCGTCAGACCAGCATCAAGCGCTTGGCCGAAACCCTGCCTTTTTTGGAGTCGCCACAACGAGGTGTCACCAAGAACGCCTTTGAAGCCTTTGGGCTAAGTGATGACTTGGATCGCCTGATCACCAAGCGCATCGCTGAAGCGGTGGCGTTTGCAGAGACCTATACCGACCTGATTGCCTTCATCTTGCGCATCAGCGAAGGTTTGAGTGTCAGTGATCTGGGCGCCAAGCAGGTCCGAAAACCTTTTGCGGAAGCTTTCAGCAGCACAGATAAGGTAGCGCGTCAGTCGATTAAGCGAGTCGCAGAGGCCGTCGCTTGGGGTGAAGCGCTGGGGCGCACGGTGGCGTATCGCAGAAACCTGTCGGAGGGTTTCTCGGTTTCGGATGCGCTTCGAAAGGCGATGCGCCTGACCGCCCGGGAAGCTTTGGCGTTGGCCGAGCAGTACCGCAGGCATGCAAACGGGGTGATCAGCGACATGATCGTCGGCACCACCGAGATTACCGAGCAAGACTTTGCTGCGATCGTCGAAGCAGGTCATCCGCCAGGCTACACCGACTTTCGGGATTTCATCCAGGGTGACTACACCTACCGGCGTGCGCTCTTTAGAGCCGTCTTGAATTCGCGCAACTCAGACCGCGGATTCATCGATGCCCTGCGGGTGACAGTGGATGTTCCGGACATCTTCGATCGAGGCACTACCCAGATCACCGACGCAGCCGCTGGCGCAGTGATCTCCTTTTCGCGCAGCTTCCGCGTGGCGCCAGAGGTAACCATGACACACAAGGGCGGCACTTCGGTGGCCATCCCTCGATTGCTCGGCGCAGTCACAACGACAGGCTTTACCGCCATTCTCGAAAACAGCTCCGGCAACCGTGTAGCCGGCTCCTTTACGTGGATTGCACAGGGGTACTAGATGCAAAACTTCACCGACATACCGTCGTCCAGAACACTGTCCGATTCTTTGATCGAG